AAGTACGGATGTTCTAGGTTGGCAACTTAACGCAGACTTCTCAGATACCTTAGACTTTTCAGAGTTCACAGGTATACCTGATACTAAGGCAAGTGGTACTACTGGAGATGTTAAATTTACTACGGTGGGTGCATCGAATAATGATGTATACAACATAGTAATGCAGGTGGTTAAGAGGTATTAATGCTTAACGAGTTTGAAAACAAAATGATGGCTTGCTTTCATGTTTTCAGTGATCCAACTGATCCTGTAAAAGTTTCTATATCTATGGATGAAGAAGGCAGGTATGTCACGTTTCAAACTCAGTCGGCAATAATAAATGCCCATCAAATGACAATAGAGCAGTTTTTAAATACGCCAGAGACATCGTTAAAGGCGATTGTTAAAGGTTTATATAGGGACTTACAAAGGGTCGTTTAAACGTATGGAACTCGCTATTCGACAAGAAATTAGAGAATGGTCGGCACAAACTTTAGAGAAACCGTTAGAGGAATATAACGGAATGAGCGGTTGTCCATATGCATCAGCATCATGGAGCAATCATAGAGTTAAGATATCGTTTAAACGCAACGAAAGTTTTATACCTTTGTATCAGGCAATAGAGTCATTTGATGATGCTTATGATGTCGATATCGTTGTTGATTTGGAATTTGAAGAAGATCAAACAGCCTATCACGAAAGGATAGATGTAATTAACGAGGCGATATCAGAGGGGGCATTTGGTGATAGAGACTTATGGATCATGGGGTTTCATCCTGATGATTTTGATAGTCAGGTCGTGGATAGTGAGGACTTCGAGCCTTCTAACGATTATGTATATGGAATGATGTATGTGCAGCGTTTAGCTAAACTGCATGAAGCAGCATACAAGTTAGAAAGAACAGATTACTATCAATCTGTATTTGGAGAAAGCAATCCAGATCATGTGTTTAAAACTAGAGAGCTTTTCTATAACAAGCTAAAGGAGATAGCATGAGAAAGAAAAACGGCAGCAAGAAAATGGGCGTTATGAAAAAGAAGCCTATGGGAATGAGAGCCGGTATGAAGAAGAAAGGTATGCGCGATGGCAAGATGCCAAAGATGGGCGTAATGAAAAAGAAAGGTCTTCGCGGAGGAAATAAAAAGTCTCCAAAGAAAGGCGTTACCAAGAAGCGCAAGTAAAGGGGGCTGAATGGCTAGTAAATATAATCTAGTTGAAAATGGTTATAGTTTAATAACGATGGAGCCTATTTTTCAGATAGTAGATGAAGACGGCAACATGGTTGATGATAAGCCATATTCAAAAGAACAGGCAGAGGCAGCATTAAAAGCTTTAGAGCCAGTTAAAGAAGTAAAGGAAGCTGCGCCTCCAAAAAAAGCACCAGCTAAAAAAACTACAGCAAAAAAGAAGTAGTTAATGACTTCTACCTACACATTTAGCCTAGACTTAGGTGATGTCATGGAAGAGGCATTTGAGAGAGCGGGTTCTGAGCTAAAGAGTGGTTACGACTATAGGACTGCTCGAAGAAGTTTGGACTTAATGTTTCTCGAATGGCAAAACCGTGGTGTTAACTTGTGGACGGTAAAAGAAGGCACTCAGTCGCTAACGTCTGGCACTGCCAGATATACTTTAGATGCTAAGATATTAGATATTGTTGAAGCATTTATTAGAACTGATGCTGGAGATACATCTAGCCAAACAGATCAATCTTTAACCAGAATATCTGTAAAGCAGTTTGCGCATCTCACAAATAAGCTGGATTCTGCAAAGCCTTTACAGTATTGGTTTGAGAGAGCAGATTCTGCTAATTCTATTAACCTATGGCCTGTACCTGACTCTCAGGAAACATATACGTTAGTGTATTACTACATTGAGCGTATAGCCGATACAGGGGCCAATGCAGGTACTAATCCAGAAGTGCCATCAAGATACTTGCCTTGTCTAGTTGCAGGGCTTGCCTATTATTTGAGTTTGAAGAAAGAGGAATCTAAAGATCGAATACAACTATTGAAGCAGCTTTATGAAGATGAATGGCGTATTGCTTCTGATGCTCACAGAGAGAAAGGATCGTTGTATTTTGTGCCGGGAGGATATAGACATTGAGCATTTATGCTAGAGGTAAATATGCTTTCGGATTTTGTGACGTAACAGGTTTTCGTTACAAGCTAGAAGATCTTGTTCCGCTGATAAGAGATGGCAGAGATACAGGCTTACGTGTTGGCTATGATGTTGTTGATGTAGATAATCCACAATATGAATTAGGCAGAATGAAGATGTCTGATCCGCAAGCACTGCGTAATCCTAGACCTGATAAAGCATTACAGCAAAGCAGGATACTAGGCGCATTCGATCCTGTTGGTGGAGGTAACAGCGCACTTGGTTCAAGAACTGTTGGTCTTGATATGGAAGGCCAGATTGGATTTGTAACAGTGGTAACAAGCTAATGGCGTGGACATATACAACACTTACTCAAGCTATTAAAGATTACACAGAAAACACTGAAACTACGTTTTCTAATAACATTGCCAACTTTGTAAAAGCCACAGAAGAGCAGATACTACGGGCGGTACAACTTCCTGATTTTAGAAAAAATGTTAGTGGCACGTTAACCAGTGGCAATTTTTATTTATCAAAGCCCTCAGACTTTTTGTATTCATACTCATTGGCAATAGATAACTCAGGCTATGAGTATTTAATATTTAAGGATGTCAACTTTATAAGAGCAGCACATCCTGTAAGTACAACGACCGGAGTGCCAAAGTATTACGGAATATTTGATGAAAGCACTTTTATAGTTGGGCCAACGCCTAACGCTAACTTTACAGCAGAGCTTCATTACTCTTACAAGCCAGAATCAATAACAGCTGCATCGGATGGCACAAGCTGGCTAGGAACCAATGCAACTAACGCAATTTTGTATGGGTCGCTGGTTCAAGCGTATATTTTTATGAAAGGAGAACCTGACGTAATACAGTTTTACAATCAACAATATGAAGTGGCTTTAGGTCAGATTCAAAAAGAAGGCGATGGGTATGAGCGTACTGATGCTTATAGAACGGGCCAAAGAGCGGTTAAGGTTAGCTGATGAGTTCCGAAGGAAGTATTAAGTTAGGCGCATACGCTGTTCATACTACAGACTTTAAGGGCCATGACCCTGATTTTTGGGCAGAAACAGCAACAGAAAGAATTATAAATATTGGTGGCAACTGTCATCCGTTAATAGCTCAACAGGCAGAAGCGTTTAAACGTGATGTATTGCAAACAATATCGTACTATATGAAAGAGGCTATCAAGAGTGACAGAACAACTCTAATAGCGGAGTTAGAAAAACAAGGCCAACAGGAAATGGCTGATATTTTAAGGAGACTATAATGGCTATATCCACAGCTATGTGTACCTCGTTTAAACAGGAAATACTTGTTGGCACACACAACTTTACTGCTACTACAGGTAATACGTTTAAACTTGCATTGTTTACAAGCAGCGCATCTTTAGGAGCAAGCACCACAGCATTTGCAACAACTAATGAGGTTAGTGGAACGGGATACACGAGTGGGGGATCAAACCTGACTTCGGTAACGCCAACTACTTCTGGAACTACAGCGTTGTGTGATTTTTCAGACCTCACATTTTCCAGCGCATCAGTCACAGCTAATGGAGCACTTATTTATAATAGCAGTGCTTCAAATAAAGCTGTTTGTGCTTTGGCATTTGGTGGAGATAAAACAAGCACCGCTGGAGATTTTACCATTACATTCCCAACAGCGGATGCGTCAAACGCAATTATCCGCATCGCATAGAGATAATATGTGGCAGATATTACTGGATGGGGTAGAGGCACTTGGGGCGAAGATGCGTGGGGTGAACCTGATCTTGTCGATGTCACAGGTGTATCTGCAACTGGCTCAGTCGGATCGGTTACGGTCACGGCAGATGCGACAACCTCTGTCACAGGCGTGGCGGGAACGTCTGCGGTTGGATCGGTCACAGTCGCAGCAGCCTCTAATACATCGGTTACAGGAGTATCTGCAACAGGGTCTGTTGGATCTGTATCGGTTACGGGAACGGCTAACGTTACGCCATCGGGTGTCGCGGGTACGAGTGCTGTCGGGTCTGTATCGGTCAGCGCGGATGCGTCCACCTCAGTCACCGGCATATCTGCAACAGGATCTGTGGGATCAGTTTCTGTTACCGCCGATGCGGTGGTCAGTCCTACTGGTGTTGCTGGCACTTCAGCCATTGGCAGCGTTACAG